TAATGAAAACGATTTACTCAGCTTTTGTAAAAGCACAAAAAGCCTTTGGTCCTGCACTAAAGACTAGCACTAATCCACATTTCCGCTCCAAATACGCTGATTTGTCAGCGTGTATTGAGGCTGTAATTGATTCGCTAAATGACAATGGCATTGGCTTAATTCAGACAGTACACGAATGTGATAATGGTGTGATTGTAGAAACTATCTTTATCCATGAATCTGGAGAGTCGCTGTCGTGTGGTAAAATGCACGTACCAGCGTCGAAACAAGACGCTCAAGGGTTTGGGTCGGCTTTGACATATGCAAGGCGCTACAGCGTAATGGCAGCTTGTGGCATAGCTCCGGAAGATGATGACGGTAACGCTGCTGTAAAAGACTACAAGCCAGCACCTAGAACAGGTCGTACACCAGGTGAGATTGTAGGTGGTAAGAAAGTTTTGGAGGGTGACGTAGCTAAAATCGTGCAAGCTGTAGCACCTGGCAAGCTAACACCGACAACGTATGACCTATCACCACTTGACGAGACAAAACGGCAAGCGGCAAGGGAATACTTGTTGCAAAATGGTGCCGTAGAAATTTCTGAAAATAGGCTTAAAACCAAATTCAGATTGGAACGGCTAACGCAATATGTAGTTAACAATGAAGAAAATACCTGACCGCAAATCTTACGACGCACCTCCAGCTGGCTACAAAAGACAGACTGTCTATGTGCAGTTGGAGGTGTTTAGTCAGTTTGTAAAAATTGCGAAATCAAATCGTGAGTCGCTGAAGGATGCGCTTGCAAAGGCTATTAAATGGTACATAAGTCATGGACATTAAAGGACAATTGGAAAAAGACGCTTTGGAATTTGGTACTGAGTTTTGTCCGAGGCGTAATCGGGCACAGGCAGTTGAAGATTATCAAATTGCGTATCTGGCGGGAGCGAAACAGCTAAAGATTTACGTAAATGATTTTGTTAATCGAGTGGATACAATGCTTGGAGAGCCGAAAGGTGAATTCGAGCTAGGACAAAGAGATGCTTTGTTCTGGTTGCTCGATCACGTCAAAGAATTATTTGCAGAAGACACTGAAGAGTAAAAAAAACCTCTCGCCGGTAATTGCTTACTGACGAGAGGGCATGGAGACATGATGGACTAGATCACGCATCTCCAATGTACACATTCTCACCACTTCGCACAACCTTTCTTTCAAGCCTCTAGGATGAACGCTGTTCAATCCTAATTCTAGACCTACCTCAGATATACCCTAGGCCCTTATCGTGCCACAGCGTTCATTGTGGAGCCTTTAATCGGCACCACTGTTATTAAGACTATTTAGAAACGCACTCTGATCATCGCATTTTTTTCTTGAGACCAAACAAGTTCACTTTTCGTTGGTTTTGAATTTGTATCAGGTTGATGCAAATCGGTCTTAGAATTTTTTATAGTATTATTTATATTATTATTTATAGGCGGCCAAATTGGCCGCAATTCATGGCCATTTTGGCCGGTCTGAGTGGCCATTTTGGCCACAATCAAACCATCGACTCCGGCCAATTTGGCCGCATTTGTATAAAGTTGACGACTTCTTCCTGTCACTTTTTCAAAAAGGAAACCAAGCGCAATTAATCTTTTGATGTAACGTCGAACACTTCGCTCTGATAATCGAAGGTCCTCAGCGATGTAAGGAATACCTGCGCAACATTTGCCGGTACTTTTTTCCCAACCAATCACATAGGCCACAATTATCGCTTCAAGGTGTTCTAAACCATGATCGACTAGAGATAGATCCACTATACTGAATTGATGTTTTTTGTTATTGTTCATGTGCGAGTTAATTTTTTTTAATTAGTTCCGTGAGGAGCAATTCCTCTAGCACTGCTTAAAAGCCACTCAGTTCCCGCCAAGGTTTCGAGTGGTTTTTTTATTTCTTCTGTTCAATCAACCAACGCTCTACATCCGAAATCTTAAACCGATATTCAATACCTACTCTCAATTGAGGTAAGCCCTTCTTTATCAGCTTACGCACCGTCGTTTCCGAAATGTCAAAATGCTGGCAGACCACCTTAATCGGAACATATTTTTCCGGCATCGGTGTAATAATTGATTCGTTTTTGTCTTGTGTCATGTCTAAGAGTGTACTAGGTTGCGATAAGTAACGCAATCTTTATAGGAGACAACATGGCAAAACCAGCACAATCGTGGCGGATGAAGGGAATAGACATAGCAGCGTGGCAAAACGAGCGAGGCTATAGCTACACGTTCCGCAAAACGTACAAGGACAAGACAAGCGGCGAGTACAAGGAAAGTAAGTACTGGTACCCCGACGATCTCACAGTGCTTAGTGAGCTTCTCAGCCAAGTTGACAAGTGGCGAGACGCTAGAAACTTAGACCGACAGATACACGAAGCTGAAGGTGTTGCGAGCGGCCAAGGTAAGCCGGGACCAGCAGCAAAGCACGAAGAGTACGACGATATCCCTTTTTAAGCCTTTAGGACGGTCATGGGCGCAATCGGACGATTACCTCAAACTGTTTTAACCACTGATATTTTTGCGTATTAACTATGAAACTTTATTCGCTTTACAAAATAACCGACGGTCGATGGGAAGTTGTTTTACATATCCGTGAAAACGACGATTACAAGTTCCGTTACGAGCCACGACCGGACATTCGAGCGCTGATTGACGAGCACTACAAAGTAGAGCCTCACGAAATGGCCAAGCTACTAATCGAGCGGGTGTTGCACTGTGATGCTGTCGAGGTACACACACTTTCAGGCCAAGGATTCTACATGGAGCGGCATGAGTCAGATTAAATCCGTTAAACAACTCTTCAAGGAGCAGTTTTGGCGTGAGTTACAGGCTTCTCACCAAGCCGCCGCTAAATTGCAATCGGCTAAAGTAAGCCAAGATGCTAAACTTTTTGAGACTATGCTTAAAAAGGCTAAAAAGTAATGGCTGGTGAATCAAACATTCGCAAAAGTCTGGAGCGCAACATACGGCTCAACAAACCTTTCCGCACTCCTGGCGAGTCAAAGAAATCAGCAGTGTACGTTAAAAACGAAAACGGAAACGTTGTAAAAGTGCGTTTTGGCGATCCTGATATGAAGATACGCAAGAATGAACCAGCACGACGAAAAAGTTTTAGGGCTAGACACAATTGCGAAAACCCTGGACCAAAAACTAAGGCTCGCTATTGGTCGTGTAAAGCATGGTAAAAAATGAACGCAAACATCCCGCCACTCAAAATCCTCATACCAGCAAAGTTTTTGACTCAAGACGAAACGGTAACAGGATTTGAGAAAGGGTATGCATTTGCCATCATATCGCACAAAGGACGAGCGTTACAGTTTCACGTTCTGCTTGAGTCTGGCGCACACTTTAGGCACATCCCACTGCACTGGTTGTTACATGACGAGCCAACTGTTGCGGAAACTAACCTGGAGGACTTACAGCTTTGGGATTGTTTTAGTTTTAAGCCAATCGTAACGGTTTTTGATTTCCTTAAAGACTATCAATGTGATGTGCTCCTCAAAGACAAATCTGTGGTGTCTGGTACGTACTACTGTACGGTGGATTGGCTGGCTGATTGCGATACTACCGCAGGTTTCTTGCACCAACCCGACCAAAACAAATGTGGACATATCATTTTGCTTGATGACGGAAGAATCTGTTGCTTGCCGACCAATCGTGTCTGTTTCAAAGATGCGTTTTTTATTGGTAACGCACCCAACGCAGCCGACCGAAAATACAAAACAATAGACACAATATTTCAGGCCGAGAACAGCGATAGGTGGTCTGTAGCTAACACAGACGAAACCTTTTACAGATAGGCTATGGTAAACGGAAAGCAGAAAGGCAGCGCCGGAGAACGAGAACTGGCATCAAAGCTACGTGAACACGGATTCACTGCCAGGCGTACTCAACAATTCTGCGGCGCTGCTGGCGATTCTGACGTAGAGTGCACTGAGCTGCATCAGTTCCATATCGAATGCAAAAGAGTAGAAAAGCTAAATGTTGATAACGCAATGGATCAATCCC